CCCACCATATGGGGCGGCACCCGGAAAATTCGAGCAATTTCATTGATTTGGAATTTGCGGGTCTCCAGGAACTGTGCTTGCTCCGGAGATATGGAAATGGGGGTATATTTCATGCCCTCCTCCAACACCGCGATCTTGTTGGCATTGCCGGTACCGCCGAAGGTGGATTGCCAGCTTTCCCGTACCCTCTGCGGATCTTTGATTGTACCGGGGTGTTCCAATACACCACCGGGGGCAGCACCGTTTGCAAAGAACTTGGCACCATACTCCTCGCAGGCAATTGCCATGCCTATGGAGTTCTTTGCCATTGCAATGGGGCTATAGCCCACAAGGCCGTCAAAACCTAGACCTGGGATATGCAACACATCTTCCGGTCGAAGGGTTACGGTACCACCTTGCAATGTGGGAGCATCCTCCTGGGAGGTTGTGTATTGGTAGTACAACTGACCCTTATCGTCTCTGTCCACTGTCATGCGGTTGGGCATCAGCGGATACAGTGCAATAACCTCATTCTTGCCGTTGCGAATCACCTGGGCATAGGCGTTTCCCCAAAGCAGCAGATGGGTCATAAGGGTCTCCCGGAAAATGTAAGAACTCATTTCCGGATTCGGTTCATCGTGCAGAATGCGATACAGTGGGTGGTCGAGAGCCTTTTCTTTGCCGCCGTTTTTGGTGTATCGGTAAAGATGCAACGGCAAACAGGCAATAGCTTCTGCCAAGATCCGGACGCAGGAATGCACCGCTGTCATTTGCATAGCAGATCGTTCCGTCACCGGCTTTCCTGAAGAGCTACCACCCAAGAAAAAGCTGTAGGCACTACCGGCTGTTCTGTTTGTAGGCTTGTCCCGGCTTCGGAATAAACCGGAGAAAATACCCATAAAGATTTACCTCCTTATATTGCTTGGGAGCAACGAACCTCGCACCACGAAGAGATGACCAAATGCCGGTTAATGCGGGGGCAAAAACAGGCAACCACATTGCTTCTCCCAAGAGTTTATCGAATTGACAGATACAGCACGCTGCTGTTTACGGTATTGTCCGAGGTCAAGAAATTCTCTTCACCTGAAAGCTGTCTGCGTATGCCGACTGCGAGGGTGCTTTCCGCTGTGCCGATCTGCTTGCCAGCCTCCACAAGCCGGAACTGGAACAGCAAGGGAGCAACCGTTCCGTCACCCTGTACGCCCATAAGACCGCAGTGTGTCCAGGAAAAGTCATCTTCTTCTGCAGGCTTCAGTAACGGGAGTAACCAATTGGAAAGATCCAGCAGAACATAGCCGCGCCGCCGTACCATCGTGGTGATGGGGATAATTGTTTCCAAATAACCCTCGTTGGGCATCCATTCCGGTATACCCGGGTACATATCCGAAATTGCAACATCGCCATTGGCATAAGGTGTTCCGGCTATTTCGCCATAGCCCATTTTCACAACCCCTTCTTCCGGTTCAGCATCCCAGTTGCTGGGATGTCGCCAGTAATGGGATCTGCGTCGGTGGCGCATACACACATATACGTGAAGCTCCAGCTTGCCGGTCAGCCGTGAAATGCCGTGCAGATTGATGCGGACGCTCGCATTGGTAGCATCCTCTACAGCTTTCGGTTTTTCCAGCGTGGTGTAGCACAGCTTGGCATTGTCTCGCAAATCCGCAACCTGCTCCTGGAGCTGTCCCCACACCGGAAGAGATACTTGTGTGCCGGTGTCTGCCTGTGCTGCCGGTCCCGGTTTTACCGTTCCCAAACTGCAAAGTGTGGAAGGCAGTATGTCGACACTGTTTTCGGCGGTAGCCTGTCCTCGCAAACCCACGCTGACCTTTTTTCCTGCCACAGCCAGCATCTCCGGTGGCAACACGCAGGTGTCCTCTGTCAGCCACTCACTTTCCAGTACATCAACGGTGGTCTGTCCGTTGGTAAAAACAGCTGTCTTATGGAGTCCTTCCCAATGCTCCGAAAGAGTAAAGTGGATCTGCACCACATTCACCATTCCGCAGACCAAGGTCTCCAATTGAGAAACGGCAGCATCCGCTTTATTGATTGTGATTTCTATCAAGAAGCATCACCTTCCAGTTCTTTTTTCAGGGCTTCAAAAAACGCCTTGCCTTTAATGGGGAGTCCGGCAGCAAGCCGCCGATCCTCAAAAGCAAAGCGTTTCTCTAATTGTTCAACGGAGTATTTTTTCAAAAATGTGCGCCAGGTGCGGTTGTCCCAATCTTGAAGCTGCGCCCAAAGATCCGGGAAATGCTTACGCAGTTTTCGCAGTTCATCGTAGGATTGTAACGGACAGCACCAGCAAGAAACCCGGTGGAAGATGTCATATAGACCGTCCCAATCGAAGCCTCGTTCCCGGCAGTAGGCCAAGCAGTCTGCTTCTGTCATACCCCATTCAATCAGAGGATAATTGAAGTCGTGGACACGCTGCGGTTCATCCGCCGCAATGCCCAAATACTGTACCAGCTCGTAGTCCTTTGACAGATCCCGAAGGTATCGGTCGATGATCCGTTGCTTCAGCATTGCGGTACACCACCGGTTACGAGGTCCCGGCCAACTGTATCCCTTACGCCCAAACAGCTCCGGATTCTTTCGTTTCGGCATATGCTCCAGCAGCAAATACGCAAAGTCATAATCGGACTTGAGCCGGGTGATTGGTCTGCCGATATACTTTTCCAGCTTGTCGATATGATGGTACATACCCTCAAACTCCAAGCCGGTATCGCAGAACAGAATAATGTCCACCGGCATTCCTTCCTCCAGCATCCGCAGGAGCATAGCTGTGGAGTCTTTGCCACCGGAGAGCGAAACAACGTGCAGTTTTGGTTTTTCCATTTCACTCCTCCTACAAAAACAAAATGCCTCGGCTGTCATAAACCGAAGCACTGTTATCATTACCACAGCGGATCGCACGGTCGAGAGCCATAATGGTGGCAACAGCACCGTCAATCTTTTCTGTGGACTTTTCCTTGTCTGGCTTGATATTGCCTGCCGGATCGGTACGAATAAAAATGTTATCCATCATCCACCGTAGAACCGGATGTCCGCCGTGTGCCAGTTTTTCTTCCAGCACCAGCTTCATCAGCTCCTTGGTCGGCGGGGACATATCCTTGAATCCCTGTCCGAAAGGCACCACCGTAAAACCCATACCTTCCAGGTTCTGCACCATCTGAACAGCACCCCATCGGTCAAAAGCAATCTCACGGATGTTGAACCGTTCCCCCAGCTTCTCAATGAACTTCTCTATGAAACCGTAATGGACGACATTGCCCTCGGTGGTTTTGAGATAGCCTTGGCGCTCCCAAACATCGTATGGAACGTGATCTCGTTTGACTCGCAGATCCAGATTGTCCTCCGGTATCCAGAAGTAAGGCAAAATGGTGTATTTGTCATCCTCATCCCCGGGCGGAAACACCAGAACAAACGCTGTGATATCCGTGGTGGAGGATAGGTCAAGACCGCCATAGCAAACGCGCCCTTCCAAGCCGTCCTCGTTGACAGCGAAGGCACACTTATCCCATCTCTCCATAGGCATCCAGCGGACAGCCTGCTTCACCCATTGGTTCAAGCGGAGCTGCCGAAAGGCATTCTCTTCGCCGGGGTTCTGCTTTGCGGACTCGCAGGCATCCCGGACCTTATCGATCCCCACCGTAATGCCCAGGGAGGGATTTGCTTTCTTCCAGGTCTTGGGGTCTGTCCAATCGTCCGAGTCCTCCGCACCGTAAATCACAGGATAGAAGGTGTGGTCGATTTTCCTGCCCTCGATGATATCCTTGGCTTTCTGATGCACCTCATAGCAGATGGACTTGGTATCATTGCCGGCCGTGGTGATCAGAAAGTACAGCGGCTGCATACGGGCATCACCGGAACCCTTGGTCATTACATCAAAGAGCTTTCTGTTCGGCTGGGTGTGTAGCTCATCAAAGACAACCCCGTGGGTATTAAAGCCGTGCTTGTTACCCACATCAGCGGACAGCACCTGGTAGATGCTGCCGGTAGGTTGGTAGATCAGTCTCTTTTGAGAGTCCAGGATCTTGACCCTCTTAGAAAGTGCCGGACACATACGCACCATATCGGCAGCAACATTGAAGACAATGGATGCTTGCTGACGATCGGCAGCACAGCCATAAACCTCGGCGCGTTCCTCTTCATCCCCACAAGTCAAAAGCAAGGCAACCGCAGCCGCCAGCTCCGATTTGCCTTGCTTCTTGGGGATCTCTATATAAGCAGTATTGAATTGTCGGTATCCGTTTGGCTTCAGTGTGCCGAAGACATCTCGGATGATCTGTTCCTGCCAGTCGATTAGTTCAAAAGGCTTCCGCGCCCAGGTGCCTTTTGTATGGCATAGGCACTGAATAAAATTAACCGCATAGTCAGCGGAAGCTTTATCGTAGTAAGAGCCTTTCGCCATAAATCGGGTTGGCTTGTACTTTTTCAGTTTTCTAATATGCGGTCACCTCCTTCGGGGGAATAAAAAACAGCCATTACGGCTGTAACGAGGAACAGAGCCAACCGGCTCCGTCCCTTTGTATGGTGAATGGCTAGGCTTGTGCGTCGTAGCACTGATGGATTGTATGCAGGATCTTGTCCTGCTCCGCTGCGCCAATCCCCAGGGTGTCCAAAGCTTCCCTTGTTCCGCAATCCGGACAAATCAAGGTGCTGTTATCCAGCCGGGAAAGTGCCGGATGCTCGGTGAATGTCTTTCCACACTTGGGGCAGACGGTTGGGTGCGTGTACTGTTCCTTCATAATCATTCCTCCACTTTGCTGTAGTTGTAGGCTTCGATCAAAGGCGCAAGGTCAAAGCCGAAATCGTAATACCCTTCGGCACAAACGCTGACATACATACTGCTCGGCTCACCAAGTTCCCGATCCTCGTGCATAATGTAGACGAATACCTTACGCTGACGAACTTGGCCGGATCGGCATCCGGTAATAGGAAGCTCCATCTCCTTCTTGTAGTAAAAGGTGGGGCAACCTTCGTACCGATCCAATGCTCTTTCGTCTGCCGGGGTAACCTCCCAAACGCCAACCGGCACCTCGCAGCCTTCCTCCGGCTCAATGGTGAGGTAGGATCCGGTCTTGCTGCCTTTGAACATCAGTCGGTAGTCGGGAATAACCGCCGTGCCAATGATCCGTGCGTGGGGGCAACGCATCCGCATCTGCCGGACATTCAAGTTGCTGCCGTATGCTACATAGTATCTTTTTTCCATCATTCGATCCTCCGTAAATTGTTCTGAAAGGAATGCCCTTCTACC